CCCGTTTTGCCCGGCTTGACCACCTTGCCCTAAAATGATGCGTATGGTTCTTGCAGTTATTCCACGGGACTCATCCATTGTGATGACCGAGCTTTTGGTAAAGTTGTTTCCAAACGCAGATGGGTTGTAATTCTTCAATACAGAGCAATCGGCTTTAAGTTTTCCGCTCATTGTGAGATCCATAGACTCAACTAAACCAATAGCCACATCCCCATCGTATGGATCTGTAAAAGATACTTTTGAGCCGGGTCTCACATCATTTCCAACAAGAGAGACCCCAAACGATGCCATTTCATCATTTCCGTAATAAGCAGCAAGACGCTCTGCGACATTGTATGAATTGTAGAGGGACACAAGAGTTGCGTTCTCTACCCTCTTTACATTTGGATCTGGTTCTGACTCCAAATACCTTGTGTTAACTGTTCTGGAAATAACTTTTGCAGAATGTCCGTATTTCTTCCCTGTAAGAACACCCGTCCCTGTGACATAGCAATAATTAGCGCCGTGTTCCCACCCAAGGCTTGCAACACTTGTTTGGGTACTTCCACGAACCCAAAAGAGGTCATAATGCGGATCGTTAAAAGTGACCAAAAGGTTATCTGCTACTCCAGAGCCATCTGTGTTGTCATAAAGCGACTCTGTTATCGCTAAAGATGTTTGATAATATGAATGTTCCGTTACTTCAATCTTCGTTGCGGGCGCTCTGTAATCAACAGAAGATCCGATGAACACTCTTTCATCGGGTATAGACACAGTAGAAAGATTGTTTAAGAACTTAAACTGCGGAGTCCCGTTAGCGGTCTTCATCACGCTTGCCCCGATAGCAAACAAGACCTGTTGGAGATTGTCTCTTGCGGATGCGACAGGAAGCCAACCGTACATCGGCACGGCGGCTACATCGGAGTCAATCTCATAGGTCACTCCGTCTAAAATGTCTGCGATGATCTCCCCTGCGGTCGTTCCGTTATAGACTCCGCCGAGGTGCATCATATTGACCCACAACCCCACAGCAGAAATCATATTTATCCGCCAAGTATTAGCGGAAAGCCTCACCACATTCTTGAGGTAGAACTTCCCGATAAGGTTGCCATCGTAGGTGTATTCCACGGGAGTTCCGTAGACATACTGTCGGATGTCGTTGGTCATAACGACATAGCCTCTACCATCCGAAGTCGTGTACCAATTCAGCACTTGTTCGGCATCCTCTGGAATGGGCTGAACCATCACTCTGTTTCTGCCCGTGTCGTTGGACACCACCTCAATGGTCATTTCATCGGGAACTAAAGAGTCGAACGCAAGCGCATTGGCAAGGTTTAGTTTGCCGCTAATGATTGAGTTATCGTCAAAAGTGAAGTTGTCGTAGGTTACTACATTCATCGTTCAACAATGGGGAAAGAGAGTTTGACCAGTTCCCCGTACTCCTTGTTAATGACATAGGTTTTAGATACATTGTTTGAGTAGACGGTGTACGGCTTGACCGTTCCCTCGAAGTAGTCCGTCCGTATCGTGAAGAACTCCGGCATAAGAAGGTTCTCAATCATAACAGCCGTGGACATTTTCAAGGGGGTAGTGGTGATCTGAAACTTCCTCTTGGTGGCTAAACGGTCTCTATACATAAGAGCGTTGTCTATGACTCGCCCGGCGTTCGGGCCGTCTACATCGTTTCTCGTTCCCTCTACCCCTTGGTATTTGATGTACGGGGTTATATCCACCCAGCCAAGGGTTGTACTGTAAATGTCTAAAATCATTTGACCAAACTCCCCCCTGCTAATGTCTTCCCTCTGTCATAGGCTCTTACTATGTCTCTGTCTCCGATAGCAATCACAGGGGTCATATCCTTCCGCTGGATTTCATTGACGATAAACTGCGCTGCCTGGAGGATGACCGTGTTGGTGTTGTCCATGATCCCTTCCATTCCCGCCGTGAACTGATCCTGGTTGGTGACATTGGTCTTGCTGCCGACAGTTCCGACAAGTTCCGGGCCGGCCTCGCCTGCAAGGAAGAATGTTCCTGTGTCTACAAGACCACCGCTTGCACGGCGCTCAAACCCGTACTGGTTCTGTCCCGTGTTCGGCTTGTCTACGGTTAATCCTGGGCTTGCGTTTAGCCCAAGAAGGTCTCTAAAGAACCCTTTGATTGTGTTTACAAAGCCAAGAACATCCTCTTTGATCTCGCCAAGTTTCTTCTTGATTGCTTCCCACTTTTCGGAGATTTTGTTATAGAGCGCATCCCAATCAATGGTCGAACCAACAAGAGCAAGCCCGGTTATCAGCAAAGGAATACCAAGAGCGGGGTTAACAAACAGGAGAACACCGCCCAAGGCCGTGAGTGACAACCCAACGATCGTTTTGATTGCGTCAAGTTTGTCTTTCACCTGTTTCTTTAGTTCGTCATTCATCATTACGCTTGCAGCAAGCCCGATAGCGCCAGCCGCCATAAGCCCAAGTCCAAGAGGCATCGTTGCCGGGATAAACGCCAATATTGCACCAAGCGCAAGGACAGCAATGCTTACCTGCGCACCGATCTCTTTGAATTTGTTCACGACAAGAGCCTTTAAGGTGTCACTCATATCGACACCAGAGGCAAGACCTGCGGCTCCTGCGGCTAAAAGCCCAAGACCCAACGCTTGATGCGCAGGGATAAACATAAGGATTGCACCCAAAACAAGGAAGGATGCGCTTACCGCAGCAAGGATAAACCCAAGTTTGTCTTTCACCGTATTTCCAAGGCTGTCCCAATTAAGAGCCGCAGCAGAGGCGAAGGAAGTCGCACCGATTGCCATTAAAGCAATACCAAGAGGCAGGTTGATGGAAGACAAGGCTAAAATTGCACCAACACCAAGGAGAAGACCGCCAACAACCATAACGACTTTTGATAAGGCGCTTTTTACCTTTTCGCTGCCACTATCCCAATTTATAGAGCCAGCCATAAAGCCAACCGCTCCTGCTGCCATCATCGCAATGCCAATACCAGGTGCAATGTTAGAGAGTGTTAAAATTGCACCAACCGCCAGCAACGCACCGCTAACGATAGTCGTAATACCAGCCAACTTTTGTTTGATAGTTGTTCCAAGCCAATCAAAGTTCGCTGTTACTTCCGCCTCTTCAAACATTTTGGAGTAGTCCATTTCGGGAGCGCCGCCACCGCCGCCACCAGCAGACGGTGCGTTAAAGATGTTTAACTCGTCAAACCCGAAAACCTGCTTTTTCAGTTCCTTTGCCGCTCCGCTTGCACCGCCCAAGGCTTCTGCATAATCCACCGCATACCTCTTGGCTTTGGTGAATACGCTTTCGCCTTTGAGGGCGTGGAAGAACTGATTGACGGCATTGGTTGCCCATACAAACGCATCCGCAATGGCATTTACTATGGGAACAAGGGATTGCAGAATTGGCATTAACGCCGCACCCAAAGAGTTCTTGACATACAACGCCGTGGTCGCAAACTCGTTCATAGTGCCGCTTGCCTTTGCGCTATCAAGGTTGCTTAACGCCTGAGAATAGTAATAAAGATTTGTCGTACCTTCTTGGAACGCCTGTGTTACTTCCTTAATGGCCGATCTAATTGCACGATAAAAAGCAATCCGCCCAACTGCGGTTGCTAATTTTGAAAATGCACCAGCGCTATTCTTTGCATTTGCTGATGCGCTCCGTAACTGCGACTTTAGGTTTTGGATACCTTTTGCGCTTTCCTTGCTGGCTTTCTTTGTTTTTTGTAGAGAGTTGACAACTTCATCGTTTCCGCTTGCCATTCTTGCGGTTTCCGATGTGTATTCGATAACAACTCTGTTTGCACTAATGTCTGGCATTGAAACTCTCCGCAAACGCATTTAATTTGCGTTTTAACTCTTGCGCTTCTTTTTCCAACCGTTCTTCCTTTTCTTCCGCCGTCTCCTCGTGAGGGAAAATCTCGATTGGCTCTTCAAGATACCTGTCTTTCCCGCCGTTCATTTGAGACAGGGCTGCGGAAATGGCTCTGTATATGTACCACCCTTGCAGCCACATATCCCAATTTCGTTCTTCACGGGCAAGTTTATAAGCGTCCCTGTACGCAATCGTTAACTCCGGGGAACCGTGCCAATACTCGTCCGGGGTCATACCCATAACAAGCGCAGACACAAGTTCTCTGTCGAGGTCTACTCCACTTTTACGAAAGGGACGGTGTTCTCGTCTTTTTCCGTAAATGCGTCAAACGGTTTGGAGTACAGGGCACAAAGTTTTTCAATGAATCCTTCTGGAAGCGTACCGATACCCTCTAAAAGTTTTCTTGCTTTCAGCAGGTCTACCCTCTTGTGGTGTTTGCGGAACGCATACCAAAACAGTTCTTCAACCTTCGTGAGCGGATATTTTGCAACATCGTCAAGATCGAACCCACGGCTCTCTGCAAACCGAACGCTTTCCTTGTCAAACTCAAGGGTGTACTGGTCTCCCGTTTCCATATCGGTGATAATCATCGGCTTCACTTCATTCATCGTCTCTTCTCCTTCTTGTTTTTTTTGATTAGAAAAAAGGGGTATGTAAGATACCCCTTATGTTTCTTATGCGGTCGGCTTCGCCGCCCAACCCTCAACCTTGCCAGCGACTACATTTGCGTTAGCATTGAGTGCTTCGTTTACGCTTGCTGCGGACAGACCCAGGTTGACGGGTTCGCCCGTGAAGTAGAAAGCGTTGTCGAGGTTCGGATGCGTGATGCAGAACCAAGTGTTCTTATCATCGGGGATAGCCGCCCGGTATGCGGATACCAGAGTTGACCAAGCGGTCTGGAAAGCGTTGGTGTTGTTCGCCACAAACGCAATGTTGCCGCCCGTGTCTTTGAGACCTGCCACATACTGCATAAATTCGGTCTCCTGTAACTCCGTGACATCAATGGCAGTTGCCTCTTCGCCAAGTCCGGGAATATCTTTGATGCCAGGAATCTGCGTGTAGGCGCTTGCCGTAGTAGGTCTCGTTCCCGCCGTCTGTTCAACCGCATAAAAGACCTTCATCCCGATAGTAGAATTACCTACTCTTGCCATAGTCTTTTTCTCCTTATACACGGTACATTTGGAAGGTTATGTCTTCCCCGTCCGTGACGGGTGCGGCAACAACCGCCGTGTACCTCATTGTGATTCTGTAAATCGTCCTGTCCACATTCGGAGTCTTCCCCATAAAGGTTCGGGTGAACAGGTTGTTTAACATTTCTGCATCCACAGCGCTCGCTATTCGTTTCGCCGTGGATTTCATATTGGTGTCGTTTGCGTAGACATTGATTTCGTAGGCGATGTTCACGGCGTGGTCTTCAAGGTCTGCGTCCTGTGTGCCAAGATGGGTGTAGTTATCGCTCTCAACCACGGTCACAAGCGGGAACTCCGCAGAGGTCTCCACATAGTCGTTCGTCACCTTTAATTTCGGGTAAGTCTGCTTCAACGGTGCTAATGCGGTATTCACTTTTGTGATTATTAGGTTTTCAATGTCAATCACGGTTTGAACACCTCTTTAACAACCTTCTCAATTTGCGCTTTAGACTCCTTGGATGCGTGGTACATACCCATCTGCGGGGCGATCCCATCAAACGCTCGTCCGTTGTAGAACCAATGCGCAGTAGCGGGATTCTCTTGCCAAGACTTCCAAAACGGGCCGGAGTGTTCCCTACTCCAAGAACCGATGCTTATGTCTACGGGCGGTGCGATCTCTTTCGTGTCGTACCCAAGCCCTGCGGTCACACCAGCGCCAAACTCCATAAAGAGAACATCCTCACCATCAGCAACCAATTTGTATCCATTGGACATCGGTTCTACGGTCAAAGTGACATCGGTATTTCCGCTCCACGCTTCGGGGATGAAATAAATCCTTGCAACACTCAATCCAACTTCGGCAAGGCGTTTGCAAACCATCTTTGCTTTTTTCTGCAAATCCTGTTTGTTTTTCTTTATCTCTTTAATCGCCTCGTCAATGCTTTTGGTGTCATACGGATCTACAACGATTCGGTTAACCACTCTTGTCCACCCTCGTTGCCCCAATGACCAAACTGTTTAAGGATTTTGCAACCCTCGTCACAACATAGTCATAAGGGGTGTCCTCGGAGTAAGGCACATCCACCCACAGAACAGAGGTCTCCGTTATCGGGCAACTCACATTGTCCGTAACCAAAACCTTGTCGTACCGTTCATTGATCCCGAACGCCTCTAATGCGCTCCTGCCGTTGGATGGGGATATGTTCATCCTCTCCTCAACGGGCGTGGAATAGGTGGGAACTTGTGCCCCTGTATATAGCCCATACTCGTCTAACTCTACGGTGACACCTTCGTAGAGGGCATAGTAGAAGGTCTGTTTGTTTCTCGCTAATGCTTTCATACCTTCGCTATCTGGATCACCTCACACAAGAGATCCTCGTCATTCACAGAACCGTAGGTTCTATTGATACCGTTCTCGTTGTGTGCGATCTCTCCTTCTCCCCCTCTCCGCAGGAAATATCTAACCGCCAACTTGACTTGGAGCATTTCATACAGGGGTTCAATCTCCGCTCCATCGGGAATCCCGAACGGATAGCGTCTACGCAATATCGCCGCTTTAGCATCATCAAGGTACACAGCAACCAATGCGTCCGTTGCGTCCGGGTCTGTACCTATCAAGGTCTGTGCCATTGTCAATTTTTCAGCATCGGTCATCTGTGTACCTCTCAATTACTTTTTCTTGGTCTTCTTGACGGGCTTTTTCTCTTCCTCTTCCTTCGGCTCTTCGGGCTTAAACTTGAAGTCTTCCCAAATCCCTACGGAAGTGCTTCCGTCAGCGTTTTTCCAATTCATCTCTGCTCCTTGTACTCCACCAGTTTGGCGGGGTCATCACATCTCAACCGAATGTAAGTGATATGCTCTGGCCGGACATCGGGATGGGCAATGATTCTGTTTCCCATTTCAAGCCATCTTTCACAAAAGGCGAAGTCTTCACCGCTATGCGGGGTCGGAGTAAAGGTTGTCATATATTTCGACCGCACTTTGTAGAGTGCATCTGTCTCAATCAGCACAAACCCGAATCCGCACCCCAGCACTTCAAACGGCTTGTCGGGGAGAGCCATTACCCGCTTTCCAAGGTCTTGTGAATCCTTCATCACAAACGCATACGGGCATCTTCTCGCTCTGTAGCAACCTGTTGCAAAGGGTTCTTTTAACTCTCGCAACAGGTCGAACATATCCGGGGTGAATACCATATCGGTATCAAGCCAAAGCATATGAGTGTATGCTTCATTGATTGCGTGGTTCGCTAATTCTTCCCTCGCCATATAGACAAGCGACCCTTCGTGCCATTTGAGGTCATATTCGACCCCTATATCGGAAAGATGCTTGCACAGATTGGCAAGGCTTTCAGCGAACTCATATCTCACCGTGTCGCCACAGGGAATAGCAATCAATAAGCGCATATCATTCTCCTAATTAGGTCGTAGCGTTGGCTTTCTTGTGAACATAGATGCCGTAGGTGTGGTTCGCCAGAACCCAGCAATCGTGGTAGATTCTGTAGTTGATCTTCCACGCATCAGCCTCCTGGTTGACTTCCGGGCTGAAAACTCTGGGAATCTGGTGCTTGATGACCTGTAACACGGCAGAGGGGTGAACGATCATAAAGTTGATGTCAACTCCTGCTGCGGTGTAACCACCAGTAGAGGAAGCATCGGTCGGTGCTGCAAGGGTGCAGACCGTGTTGAATCTGCCGCTCGGTACACGGATAATCCGCATATTGTCGTACATTTCAACATTGTTGTCGATGTCGCTTTCGCCGTTTGCGATGAATCTGGTAATGTCATTCTTGAGATAGCCGTAGACCGTGGGGTTGACGAACAGGATTCTGCCCTCGTAGGGAACTTCCTTATCGTCCATAGCCGCCTGTGCGGTGGTGATAAGACCGGGAATGTCATCGCTATTGGTAAGAGTAGCGGTAACGGTCGTACCTGCTGCCGCCGCATATTTAGCGAAGCGATAGCAGTCCACTTCGGGGATGACTGCCTGTTTCTCAAACTGAGACAGGGTGGAAGCCATCGCCATTCCCAGAGTTTCGTCATTGTCCATCAATGTGTTATCGTAGTGGCTTTTTATCCTCTACTTCTTATGGTTTCCCATAAGTTCAGCATATCTTTTCACCTTGCGGTGTCCCGGCCTCGTGGGGAGATTATATCTTTTCACTCCCTATGCGTTGCCCCTGACTATGCTTTGCATAGCCTTCGGTTCGGATTAGCCTGCCCTTTCGGGTTTAGCCTTCCCGCTTAATTCCGGGATTTAACGACACCATGTCGGATTATGCCAGTTTAGTGTCGATCGTGAAGGAACGACCTCTGTCCTTCTCGATGGTGAAGGTCTCCCAAGTTCCATCGGAACTGCCGGGGACGAAACCTGCGTTTCTGCTATAGTTGCCAAGTCCGTCAACATCTACCTTGTAGATTTTGGCGGTCTGCGCTCCGATGAAGTTGACACGCTCGTTGGCGGTGTCAAGCACACTGGTAAGACTCTCTCTTCTGTAGACTTCATCCAGAAGCGGAAGAAATCTGGTAGCGAGAGCGATACTGTTGTTTACAGGGGCTGCCATAGTGGTTGCCATAGTTTTCTCTCCTTACTTCGTAGGAAGCCCCATCCATTTGCGTAAGTCCAAGTCTTCCTTGTTCGGGGATGTGGGCGGTACGCCTACTGACAGGGACGGCTGATTGTTAAGGGCTTCAGTTTTTGCTAACTGTTTCTGTGACTCCAAGAAGGTCTTCTGCTGAACAAAGAAGTCATCGCTGATCCCTTCGGGAAGGTTCATCGCCATACTCGTTGCGGTCTGCGCATCGTAGCCGACTTCCATCAGTTTTGCCGTGTAGGTGGAAATGCGCTTTTCCGCCCTTAATGCGGCTAACTCCTGTTTCAAGGCTTCGTCTGCTTCCGCTCTCTCGGCTTCTTTGCGGGTTGCTTCGTCCTGGGTAGCCCTAAATTTAGATTTCCAGGAACTTGCGTCCGCACTCGCATTGGTCACAGATGCCTTGAGTTTTTCAATCTCCGCATCCTTTGCCTTTGCGCTCTCCGTGAGAGTGGCGATCTGCTTCTGCAAGTCCTCTAAAGTAGGGGTCTTGACTTCTTCCTTCACTTCGGTTTTCTTCTCTTCTGCCATATTCAATTTCTCCTGCGGTTATAGTCTTCTCTGACTTTCTGTTGCGATTTTTGGCTTCTCTGCCGTTAATGTGCGATTAAGGTTTTCTCTAACCGTATGAAATGCCTTTCGGCTATTTACTGAATGAGATTCGGCAGCGGCATCCGCAGTTGAGGTCTGCGCTGCTGAATTGCCCTGGGGCTAATGCCTTGTCGCCGTCCGTGTAAAAGTACGCATCTACGGGAACTGTCTGTCCCTCAAGGATTGCGTGTGCATCACGGACTCTGTTATCAAGCATCGTGTGCCAAGTCTTTTTAGTTGCTCCGTTCTTTACCGCCGTGGATAGACCTGCTTCGTTATAGAGCCTTACGGAGTCCGTCTCTGCTACTCTGGCAATGGCTTCTGCGGGTGTTCCCGTGGTTTGCCCCATATCTCCGTTTAGGTACTCTCTAACTCGGTCTCTAAAGGTCTTCCCTTCAATCGGGCGGTCTATGGCTTCCCTTGCGTCCTCTATTGATGGTTCAACCTCAATGAGTAGTTCCCTTGCTGCATCTTGGCTTCCTTCGTACCAGGCAAGCAGATAGAGGTCTAAAAGTTCGTCAATGATGTCTTCTTCCTCTTCGGTGGAAATCTCTTCGCTACGGGCTAAATTTCGTGTTCTAAAGCCAACTAAAAACTGGTCTAATTCATCAAAGAACATCGCTCTGGTTGTCCTCTTCAACTACCTCTGTCGTGGGCTGAACGGAAGGAGCATCGGGATCACCCCATCTCAACTTCATATAGCCCTTGGACATTTCGTAGTCGCCAACGGGGTCTGCGGATACTCCCGTCTTCTGCATCGCCAGGATCGGGTGCATACCGCCCGCCACCAATGCGGTGTATGCCTGTGCCTTGCTCTGGATGTTGTCAACCTCGGTTCTTGTGAAGTTGAGTGCAAAGTCGTTAAGATTGATGTCTAACAGACCCTTGCCCTTCAAAATCTTGAGAACGATCTTGTCAAACTCTCTGTTGGACTTCTTGAACAGGTCTTCGGTGTTCCTTGCGTTCATAGACGCAAGTTCCCATCCATCTCTCAACTCCACCGCAGTTCCCGTGAAGGCAGTTCCACCTGTGGAGTTGTCGGGCATACCGCAAATCTTTAAGACCTGCTTATAGAGGTCATCCACAAGCACCTGTGTCTGCCCCTGGTCAAGTACGCTTGAGAGTTCCTTTACATCGGCTTTGTTTTCACCGATGGACTTGAGGAACAATGCACCCGCTTCTCCCACCATCTTCGTGGTGATCTCGTTGCCGTCTTCGTCCTGTCCCAACTCGCAGTTGTAGAAAATTAGAAGACTCTGCACGAATTGGTCTACGCTATCCAATCTCCCGCTCTGCAAGTCATTGATTGCATCAAGCAGCGGAGTCGCCGCTTCAAAGGAACTCATACCAACGGAGTTGTACTGGTACTCAATGATGGGTACTTCCCCAATCGGGTTGGCTTCAACACTCTCAACGGAAGTCGCCGTGCAGATGTAGGTTGGATCAGGAGTGACCAATCTTCCCGTTACAGTTCCGTAAAGTTTGTAGACATTCTGTCTGTCCCAAACATCAAGGAATAACTTTTCGTCCTTGACTACGATGTGTACGGCGTAAACAACAGGATTGCCCGGCTTCAAACTCCGAACAACGAACGCAGACCGGGGGTCTAACGAATATACTTCGTAAGGGATGTCGGGATCGTCATTGGAACGGATAAACAAATCTCCCTTGCCTACCGTGTGAAACCAATCAACAACCTCGTTGTCCGCCTGTTGTTTGCCCGAAACATACAGGTACTCGTTTAACTGTTTGACCTTCTCGGTGACTTCTTCATCTTCCTTGCGGGAGATATAAAAGGCTGGCTGCGTAAGGAAGTACCCGTTGTGGAAATCCACCACAACTCCCGCTATATTCTCGGAGACCTTATGGTTGATTTCTGGTCTCACTTCCTTCACCTTTGCGTAGATCGGGGTGACACCTCTCCTGTACCAATACAGGTATTCCATCGCCAAAAGGTTGGTGACATGGATGGATAAGGCTTCGTTCACTTCAGCGATAATGCCGTTCGGGTCATTCGCATCAAACCCATCTACCGTGGTGTAAATCGGAAGTCTGCCGAACAGTATCGTTCCTGTATTCAGTTCCTTGTTTTCATCTGCCATAACTCACCTAAAACAAAAAGGGACTACGATTTTCCGTAGTCCCTCTAATGACTTTCAGTAACCCCTCTACTTTGTTACCGCTACTCTGTATATGACTTTCCTCGATTGACGAACCAAGGTTATCCCCTTCGGTTCGTTCTTGATATTCAAATCATCATTTTTGTTTAACCCGTCATTGATTGCGTCAATCAATTCTGGATACTCTCTTATGTCTATCTTCTTCATAACAGGATGAGGGCGGTACTCTATCCGCCGTACCGCAAGCGGTCGCTTAAAGAAAGGAGGCTGATTTACACATAGCATATTATGTAAACAGTTGTCAACCCCTTTGATGTCGCAAATTTTTAGAAGAACCTTTTTGCGACACTAACGCTTGCAACACCCATATTTTCAACATAGTCTGCTAAATCCGCCATTACATCCGGGACATCATCGTGTTTGTTCTTACCTGCCATATTGTATTGGCATAGCATATCCATCGCCGTGCGGTATTCCTTGTCGTAGATGCTCTCATCTTTGAACACGCAATGTTCTTTCACCCATCCTGCTCTTGTGATGATCCTTGTATCTTTATTCGTTTGATTCCACTTGGTTGTGATCTTCGTGATACCGCCCTTCGCCTTGACCTTCTTTTGAACATCCGTAGCGAACAATGTACCGCCACGGTTAGACTCAAACCGGGCAAGTTTTACCCCTCTTTCCACAAGGGTCTGTGTAATCCTCTCTTCAATGATGTCTGGATTTCCGTTATCGCAGATGAACTTGTCAATGTAGTATTCATCGCCGTACTTATAAACGATCGGCATAGCGCAGTAGTCCGGGCCTTGTTCCTTTGTGTCGCACACGGCGAATATCACATCGGGTTCTTTGTCGGGAAGTTCGTAGTACCTCTTTAGAGATTCGGGGTCATATAACTGTCCCTCTCTCTCAATCGGCTGACACATATACAAGGCTCTCCAGGATACATCGTCCATAATCTCTCTCTGGTCGTGGAACTGTTTGGTCGTATACCCCAATCCATACGGATAGTCAAAGTTGGACTCATCGTTCTCGTCAAGCGCAGGGAACTTGATGACTTCCGTATCGGGATCGTTCTCAAACATACTCTCCAACCTATCAATAGGATCGTGAAGACTCCACGGGGTTTGGATAATGAGTTCGCCACAATCCCCTAACATTCTCTGCCGTGCATCCGTGTTATACAGAGACCACAGTTTGTCCATTCGGTCTATGCTCATTGCACTCTCGATACCGTCTACAAGGTCATCGCAGTACAGTAAATTTGTCGCTCTCACCTTACCTGCGTTACCCGAACCGATAGAAGACAACTCAAAGGTTTGAAATCGCTTTGTCGTGACCAAATCAATCCTCATATCTTTTGCCAATGTATTCGATACAAAGGTGTTGGGGAATATTTCGCTCCACAAATACTCTCCGTTGGGGTCAAGGAAACGCAGCATCTCGTCATACGCACCCCTCAAGAAAGCGTTGTTATGACTTACGCCTAATATGGACAGGTCATAGTTCCTCATTCCAGACCATACCATAAAGCCGATAGCAAGAGTTGTCTTCCCGACTCCCGGCGGCATCATCAAGAGAAGCCTATGGATCTTTCTCTCCTCTAACCGCTGCATCGCATCCGCAGCCCTCTTTAGTTGTTTTCTCCTCGGCTCATAAAATCTCTTTTGTACGGGTCTGTTCCACTCCGCATACCTAAAAGCACAATCAAAGTTGTGAGGGGCATCAAATAACAATGTCCTCTTGTTTAAGAGAACCATATCCTCGTCCCCGGTGTCCCTTATCAACTTCGCACTCGCACTCCTGATCTCTCTGGAATATTCGTGCGCTTTCGTGAAATTCTCCTCGTCATAGTGCCTTTTTTCGATCCCGGAGAAATCTGTGCCGATAAAAGACCCCTTTTCTTCTAATTCACGGGTCAACTCAAACGCATCCTTTAATGCGTCTGCATCATTCATTCCTATTAGTCTTTCAATCAGTTCCATAAGCAAATAAAAAAGGGGCTTCTTAATGAAGTCCCTCTAATGACTATCCTTTCTACCTGTTAAGAAAGTTCATTCTATCTTGCGTACTTTTCCGTCTTTCCCGTAGTACAAGTCGTACCCAAGCGCCCTTAAACACTCTACGAAACTCTCTACCTTCATCCCGCCATCAAGCCTCTTGTACAACGCTTGAGATCGGAA